CTCCTGCTTGTGCATAATCAAAATCAGGATTGGCTGAATTGTGCCAAGAACGCTCACTGTCGCCTCCGTGACGTTCTCTGTCTATGCAATTTGAGCAATAGTTGTGTAACTGTCCTTGACTTATTGAATGTCGAATTTCTTGAAGTTTAGGACCATCAAGTATCTGATCAATTCTTTGATTGTTAAGATTACCCAGCATGTTAGGGTTGCCAGCACAACAAGTTTTAACATCGCCTCTGACATTAATGTGCAAGCCCCTCCAGGGAGCCGCACAATAAAAATTACTCATCAGTCGTCAGAAGCGCTGGCACCGCACTTGGTACGTTTGGCCTGCGTTAGCTTACCAAAATCCACTGGCCACTCTTTTCCTGGAGGTACTTCTTGTGCTCCTGGAGGAAATGCAAATTGTACTCCTGCAGCTTGCTCAATTTGTGCAATAGGCAAACGGAACTTGGTCAAGTCATTGCCCAAGTTAGGATATAGTGCAACATGAGGAAAGGCCCACCCTGCAATCTGTCCAGTTTGATTGTTGATCACAATTTTGTAAAAACCATGTGGCACAACAACACCTTTGCCAATGGTTTTGTCTTGTGCATTATACACACCACCTGCAATCACTGTGTAGCTGTTGTTGCCTTGTACTGCCCACCCACGCACTGAAGTTTCCAGTAGTTTCCAAATACCGCGATTGAGAGACCCTGCTTGTGGGCTCATGTTGGTCATTAGGAATGATTCGTACTCGACTTGTGGATCCCAGCTCAAGTCTCCGTCCGGAGCCATGTGTCCTTTATCGTATCCAGTGGCTGCATAGTCTTGTGGTGTAGCACCATTGGGCACTGATTGATCAGCAGCAAAAGCATTGGTCCTGGCCACACATCCTAATGCATTTTGTGGCAGCAGTTCATACATCACATATTTAGGTAGTTTGGCGGCAGCATCATAACCAACTAGATATGCTTGACGGCAAATAGGTTGTACTCCTGAAGTCTGAGGGAAACCATAAGGTGCATGCACTCGGCATGACTGCGGATCTTGGGGTGCACGTTGTGTCCAAGCAATGCTTGACAATGACATAACCGTCATTAAGACGGCAAATAAGATTTTTTTCATTTTAATTTCCTTTGTGAACAGATATTTATTCTACCGTATGCACGTTGTTTAAATTGCCAAAAGGTGGTTCGCCACGTGTGACATTTTGATATAGTGCGCGATTACTCAATATTTCTACCCAGGTATCTACTCCAGGTTTGTTTAATTTCCAAAAATCAAATGTCATATGACTACTGACAGGTCGGCAATACAGTGTACGCTCTTGTGGTATGACCATGAGTTGTGCAGTGGTGCGCATTTTTTTGCGATCAGTACTGGTACGCATCACATTGAGTTGCGGATTATCTACATAAATTTGACAGAGCCCATCAATCATTTGTTCTGGGTCTTGGGCTTGATCAACCACTGCTTGAGCCTGTACTAGTCTTGCTTCTGAGCTGATACGACTGAGTTCTTGATTTTCGTCGATGCCGCGTTGATAACCAGCCCAGGGCAACAATATCCCGTGATTGGTTCTTGCCACTGTTTCATTCTTTTGTATTCTTTTGAGTCTGTAGGTATAACGATCGTTGCGCTGACTGCTTTCTAGCAAAAAACAGTTATCTCTGTCAACAATGATACTGTTGCCACTCAGTTCATATTCAGCGGCAGCTCTGGCTGCATCAAATGCATTGTGTTTTTCCAGTGCACGTTTAATTCTAACACCGTCTGGTGATTTTTCTTTCACAGACTTAGTTATTTCTTTTTCGTCATTTTGTACCATAAGGCTGGCACTGAGTATGCCTACACCATTTGAATTGATACCTTCCATGTATTTGGTAACATCATCCTCAAACAGCAGTCGTTCTATTCCATTGGCATCTTCGACACGATTAAAACTAATTTCAGGTGTATAATTACGGTCGCGGTTTTTCACAGCTACCCAACCTGTGTCTTCAAAATATTTGGCAATCACAACACACATTATCTTGGGTATCCTTTGAATGGTCGAACTGGACTGGTTTGGTTCACTGTTACAGGTTCATGACTACGTGCGCTGCCTACTGCAACTTTTCCACCACCGTAGCCAGTCATGGCCAGTGCTCGATCTATAACACCTTCAATGGAATCGTTGGCTCCTACTATTACAGAATTTTCGCCAAATGCACTTTCACTGTCCCAGGCTGGAAAATGTTCTGTCCCTTCACTGGCATCCGCTCTAGCTCGTGCTATTGCTGTGCTCAATCTATAAGTTCGATAACTATCATTGTTACGAATACCTGGCAAATAAAAAGCATGAGCCAATGGATCTTTTGCACCAGCTGGCAAACGTTCACGAGTTTCACGAATAAATTCCTGCGCTCTCATTTAGGATATCCTTTGAATGCTCGGATTGGACTAGTCTTACCTACATCTGTTGCTTCTTGTGAACCCATGGTGCTGACCAGAGTACCTTTGACTCCTAGAGTTTTCGCAGTGGCATTTATAATCTCTTGATCAGCTTTTGTGTATGCTACTGTTACAAACTTTTGATTTGTTGGGCTTTCAGTATCCATACTAAATTCAGGCTCTCCGGCAGCTGCAACCATGAATCTCCACATTAGATAAGGATTTGAATTATCTAATGCATTGAATTTTTGCATGCCTGGCATGGCTCTGAGTTCATCTTGTGCGAACTTTTCAATTGATTCGCGTACAAATTCTTGCGCTCTCATCTTGAATAACCTTGGAACTTGGCCACTGGACTAATTTTATGAGTGTCTGCAGGTTCGTGACTGCCGCCTGGAGCGTGTTGTTTTATGGTGTGTCCCATTTTTTTTAACACCCGAGCAATTTTGTCATGTTCTTCTGGGGTATATGGGTTGTACAAAGCCATGTTGCTGACCCAACTATGTACATCAGCTTTTTCAAGATCGTCAGGATGCATGCCAGTAAGTAGCCCAACACGATAGGCATCGTAGCTACGACCATCGTAGAAAGTTTCTTTGTTGCCAGAAGTTATACTGCTGGGACTAGCATCAGCATGACTGTGTTCAAGCTTGCTTCTTGAACTTTCTGTTACAAATTCTTGAGCTCTCATCTTGCATAGCCCTTGAATCCTTTGACAGGGCTAACTCGATGCACATGTTCTGGTTCAAGACTTCTATGATCATCCACAATCGGCCCACCATCTGTAGGCACTGTGGCCATGGCCTGATGAATCATGTTGTGTTCTTGTTCAGTGTAAGGATGTATGGTGTTGTATTTTTCGTACCAAGAACTAGAATCTACTCCAGGAATCTTTTTCTTATCTTTGCCGTCGGCACATGCTGCAGCCATCATGAGTCGATTCATGTGATAGATACGATCGTACCCGCCGGGATCACGAGCCAAATGCACACCTTTTTGCACCTGAGCATGATCTGGATGCATCTTGGCTTTGGGCCGGGCACTAAATCCTTCTTGGATAAATTCACTTGCTCTCATGATTAGAATCCTGCAGTGGCTGAACTTGCTGTGCCTAATTCACTTGCAGTAAATCCAGAGCCAGTGATAGTTAATTTGTTTCCTGCACCCACGTAAATCTGTTGGCGACTGTTGGCCGCCACTTGCGGTGCAGAACTGTACAGATTACCCGGTGCTGGCAAAGCTAACACAAATTGATTGTAACTGCTAGCATTACCTATGTTGGCTGTAGCATTGGCACTCAGCGTGAGTGCAGTAATGGCTGAATTAGCGGCCAGTGTAACTGATGACACAGTGGTGTTGGCTGCGATACCAATACCTGTGATTGCTGCTCCAACAACATTGGCTGCAGTAAACAGTGTGGTGTTAAGAGTAGCACTGCCATTCACAGTGTAGCCGCCAAACGTTATTGGTTCAGCCACATTAAGCACATAAACATTGTAGTTTACATTACCAGTGGTAACAATTTCACATTTGTCTGTGTACCATACTGCATTTGACACCGAAGTGTATACGTTTGCCATTTTATTTTCCTTTGTTTACCACGCACGGCATGACCAATATCTGGCTTTTAGTCGCGATCCTGGGTTCTCACAATGATGTCTTGCTCTAAAACTTTTCCTACGTCCCGGAATGGATTTTTTGATTCGCATGTTGGGATCGCCAAAATTGACTTTTTTGATGTTGCCTGTCTTGGGATCTTTCACATACACTTTAGATTTCTTTACATCGCCTTTCATGGGTTTACCCAATGGCACTTTGCGTCCGTGATATTCTGCTTCGTCCATTTCGTCTTCGCCCATGGATCCACCATAGCCCATGGTTTCCAACGCAACATCTTCAGTCAAGTCTTCTAAGGGATCCACGAGTTGTTGCCATTCAGCCAACACAGTGATAATAGAGTCATTGGCAGCCAACAGTATGCCATCTTCAGTTGATTCAAGAATGTAAGTTTCAACCAGGGTACCGTCAGCCAATTCAAACGCAAAGTCATCACCAGCGGCCGGAGTGTCTATCCATTGTTCACTTTCAGAGATGTATTCGCGTAATGATTTCATGATGCTTTGTATGTGTTGAATAATTTAAACAAACTACGTTCAATTTGAACATTTTCTTCCATGGTGCTCATGCGCTGACGTTGTCCAGCTATCACAGGTGTGGTTGTTTGACCAGTTGATTTGGGACCATTTAATCCGCCTGAATACTGCATGGCATTAGGACTTGATTCTGGATTGGTTGGCCAATCAGGAGCATTTTCTGCCACGTTTTCATCGCAACCACATGGGGCTGATCCGCAGGTTGGACAAGACTCTTCTGGTTGTTTATGCATACCAGCCAATCGCAACAATTGTGTTAGATTTTCAGCTTCTTCACCTTCGGCACTGACCGTGATACTCTTGTGTGGTTGCCCGTCATCGCCTTGTGTCATGTTTACACTGACATTCATACCTTCTGTGATCATGCGCTCAACTTGACTGTTGATACCTTCATATACACCTTTGCCAAAACTCATGCCGCCAGTTTTGGCTTTGCCATTTGTACTTGCAGTCGCTACACTACCAGAACTGGTAGTTTCTTTGACTTTTTTATGTTTTTCATCATACTCAATATCTTTGGTGACTTTGCGTCCGGCTCGTTCGGCTTTGTTGTCATCTTTGCCTTTGTGGCCCATGTCATATTCAAGATCTTTGGTTACCTTACGGCCGGCTTTTTCAGCATGTTGATCACGTTTGTCTGTGCCTTCTTCTTCAACATGTTTAGGCAGGCCTTTTTCTTTGGTGGCTGCAAATTTATGCAATTCGCCTTTTGCCATTTTGGCCATTTCTTTAGATGCTCCACGTAGTTTGCTCTGGGGTATTTCACCTTTTTGAGCAGCATGTGCAATACCGGCAGCTCTGCGTTGAGCCTTACTTACTGCACGTTCTCCCATGGTAATGCCTTCTTCACCAGTTTCATCTTCCACATCACGCTCATGTTGAGTTTGCATGTATTCTGAAGCCGACATTATCATGCCTTTGACCTGTGCCAGTTTATCTTCTACCCATTCTGGTAAGTTTTCGTTATCACCAAGAATTTTTTCTAATCTTGTGGCTTCTCTGCGAATGGTATGCAGATTGTCTTTGACCATGTCGCCTTCGCGATCATATTCGCCGCGATCTTCAAGATCGTCTTCGCCTTCTTTGACTTTACGACCACCTTTGTGTTTCCATGCCTTACCAGTCACACGCTCTGCTTTTTTCTCTGGTCCTTTGGGACGTCCGCGGCCTCTTGGTGCATCATCAGATTTTTTATCATCATCATCGTGATCATGTGACTTAGCATGGTGGCGCAAGCCTGTGGCAGTTTTTTCAATTTCGCCACCAGTTGAACTGCGTTTGCGCTCACCAGTTTTCATACCTGAGGTGCTATGAGCACGATGTTTGACATCTTTCATCATGTCATCCCAGCTTTCATCCATCTCACCTGAATGTTTTTTCTTGATGTTACCAACTGCTGACCTCATGGCATCTGCTGCCACATCGCCCAACATTTCGTCAACTTCTTTTTTGGCACCAGCAATTTTGTCAGCAAATGTAACTTTGTTTCGGGGAGGTGCAAGTTTGGCAAATTTCTTTAATTGAGGTGCACTTAGTTTTTCTTCAAGCCCCATAGGATCAGCTTCATACATTGCAGATTCATCATACTTGTCGTATTTGTTACGAACTTTGTCTAAGTCTCGACCTTCACGCCCAGCTTTGGCAAGAGCTTTCATACCCTCTTTGCCATATTTCATCATACCTTTGGCGGCACGACTCATACCTTCTTCTTTGACAGGATATGTCTCACCGCCTACTTTGATTTTTTCGCCAGGCTGAATGCCATCAGCTTTGGCATCACGTACTGCTTTTCCAAAAGCATTACCTTCGTCGGTCATATCTTCTTTTTTCAACCCTCTTAGTGTTTTGGCTAACACAGCCTGTTTTTTCAGAGTAGGATTCGAACTGTGAGTTGCTTTAGCCAGTTTGCCGGCAGGAATTTTTTCGCCTTGTGGCACATGCAATGCCTTGTGTAGATCACCTTTGTGAGCAGGGTTTACAGCTTTCTGTATCCACTTTTCACCTTTTTCATTGATAGGACTGTAATCCTCATTGAGTTGCCCAGCTTCAGGTTTGGCACGAATGCCATCAAGTTTTTTGTTTAGATCGTAGAAAAAATTGTCCATCTCATTATCCTCTTGGTTGTGCGCCAGTAGCTGGCTTGGCGGGTCGCTTCATTGTGCTCATTGGGCTTTTGACACCTTGTGGCAAATCATTTGTGGTAGTTGCCTTGGGAGTTTTACCGCCGGCTACAGTAAAATCACTGCGGTAAGCATTTTTCAATACTGCATGATTGTTGTATTCAGTAGCATAGTCTTTATACAAGGCTTTTTGTTGTTTATCTGGAGCAGGATAATCTGTGTCTGTCAACAAGTTTTTGTTTTCAGCTTCAATTTTTTCACGTTCCAGATCCATACTGTCTTCATGTGCCGCAGTCAACATGATCACACGATTGGGATCAAATCCTAAAATTTGTGCAAGCTGTTTGATCTGAGGTTCAATGGCAGGATATCTGAGTTCTACGTCAACTGAAGTCACACTGTCGTTTGCAAACGCAGGAAAATCTGCAGGTTTGAGTTGTACCGGTGTTGTTTTTGGTGCAGAAATTCTAACAATATCAAACTGTTGCATTTTTTCTTCTAGATTTTTCAAGAAGTCAGGTGGGGTTTCACCCAGCATTTTGATGCGATAGTGATACGTTCTTTGACTTTCCGCTAGATATTCTTTGAACTGTTTCATAATATTTCCCTATATGATATTTATGCGTCTTTGATCTTTTGGTCTCTATTGCCGATCAGCCGTTCCAGCAAGTCGTTGCGGCTGAGTATTTGTCCGTGTGCAGTTTCCACAGGTGTTTCTTCTTCCCGGCCTTGATCCATCTTTGCTTTTTTAAGTTGTAGATCAATCATTTTTAATTTTTTGTTTAGTTTGGCAGTTTTAGCAGTCAGTGCATGCCCCAACATTTGACTGGCCACTGCAAATATTTCTGCGGAATATCTTGAATCTACATTGAATCCTAGATCCATTAAGTTATCAAATGTGTCTGTGGCCTTGGTAGCCAATGCATCCATTTCTTCGTCCGACGCATCAAGATTGCGTACCGCAGGCAGTGCAGCATCAATTTTGTCTATGGTGTTGTCTATGTCTGTTATAGCTGATTGAGTTTGTTCAACAGTGGCAGTTTCTTCAGGTGTTTGTCCTGAGGAAGGTAAGTCAAAAAGTTCTTCAAGTTTTCTCATACCCATATTTACCGTGGGCAATCAACCTTATCTTTTCTTGCCGCCTTGATGAAACATGTCGTCTTCGGTAATCACACGGAACACAAGCCCATTGCGTCTGCACCACTTGGTGGCCTGATCCCATTTGGCATAGTTGACTGCCACAACTGCACGGTCTCTGGCATTGGCTTTGCTTTCCAATATGCTTTGTTTTTTGGGTTTTATTTCAATTACCTCAGCTTTCATTATATTATCTTTGGTGCGATAAGTTATCAAAAAGTCAGGAATGTAAATGCTTTGCTTGCCGGTAATAGGATTACGATAAGGAATTGATATACTTTCGCTGGCCCATTGCAATATGTTATCATTGGTGTCAAGAAAATGCATAAAACTCATTTCCCAACCTGAACGAAATCGTGGTGTGTTTTTGCCCACATACTTGTCAGGATTTTGAACTTGGTAAGTGCCTTGACGGTAATTGGCCATGATAGTTAAGCTTGAATATTTCTGGCCACGTAGTAGTTAGGGATGCTGGGCACATTCACACCCAACAAGGTAGCGGGACTTCTCAGACCGTTGAGATAGTAAGTCAGTGTCAGTGTCAACTGGGGCTGACTTTGTCCTTGTATTTGTTGCAACAGTGTGAGCACAGGTATTTTTGATTGTGCTGCAATTCTGAATAGTGTTACTGTAAAATTACCAGCTGCATCAGTGGTCCCAAACACACTACGAAAATAACTGTTGACCACATCGTATTCATCTGCCGGCACATTTTGTGAAAAACTATAAAAACTATCAAACACACGCACTGATAGATCAGTGTTGGTATTTATTGCATTAACTGATCCCATGATTAACCTGCTCCTCCTGCTCCGCCAGGCCCACCAGGATTGGCAGGATCAATGGTTAAATTTGTTGTTCCGCCAAACTGATCAGTGACCGGCAGTGGAGGCCCTGGAAAAAATGCTCCGCCACCTGAGTTTTGTATCTGTTGAATTTGTCCTGGTAAACTACCTTGTAATGTGCTTTGTGAATTATCGTATGTGGTAGTTGATACTAAACTAGGATACGGTTGATAAGTGTTGATGTTGACTCCTGCAGCCTGTACTGCACCTGACACATTTTGTAAACCATTGAATCCAGATGTCATTGCCTGTAAATCTTGAATATCGCCTGTGGTAGCAACAATACCGCCTTGTGCAAACACAGTATTGGTAGTACCTGCTCTTGTGATATCGCTAGGTTCAATGTCGTAATTTCCAGGATTAGCAAAAGTTGGAATTGTTTCACTTGGAGTTTGCCCTCCAATGGCTCCAGAGTAGTACTTGACAGTTTCATAACGTATGGTCATGGTGTGTTGCACTGTTCCGTTACCTTGACTGTAATCATATGTATCATGTTGCCATCCAGTTATTATTGGATTGATCAGTGTATACTGTGCAAATTGTTTGTTGGCCATTCCGTAGATAGTTATATCGTTAAAGAACGGAGGCTTGCTGCCAGTGGTATTGGCAGTGGTTTGACTAGAGTTATTGTAAGTTTCACCAATGTATCCCCAATCGCTAACTACTCTGGAAGCATTGTATATGTCGTTGGTATTGTACCCAAACCCATTGCCTATTGTGGCCGATTGTCCAGAAGTTCCTGGTAGATTTGGTGTGTTGTTGTAGCCTTGTGTTGGGTCCGCATAGTAATAACTGTAGTAGTTGTACCACATAGTGCGTATCAAATCACTGGTATCATCATGAAAGGTCAATGATACTGGTTCATAATTGATTTTGGTTTGCACAAGACGTTTACGATTGTATTGATTCATCACCTCAACATCAAACTGATAGTTGGGCAACTGTGCTGTCTTGACTAACACACTGACACTGTCTAAATTACCATCACTGAATAAATTTCTCAGTGCAGGTATACCAGCTGTATTGATATTGAATTGCACATGGAATAGATATTTGACCCTGGGCGCCAAGGCATAGTTGTCAGTTCTAAAAACCTTAGAAGCGTGACGATAGTCTTTTAAGAAGCCGTAGTTACCTGTGACTCCTTCAACAAAACCTTTAAGCAGGTCTTGAGCAAAACCTGCCATAGATTAGCCGCCGATGCTGGTTGCTACATCGCCCAGAGTTCTACCAACAAACAAGCCAACACCACCACCACCTTGTGTGCCTTGGATTGCATTGTCAAATCTAATTGTCATTGAAATAGTTGCAGCTTCGTTGGTACCGTAGTTAAAATCGTTGTAGTTGACGCCTTGTAGATAGCATCCTAGCAGACTCCAGGATTCAAGTGGTACAGGAGCATTTGCACCGTTGCCACCATCCAGCACTTCAAAGTAGGTCAAGAACTTGTAGTCAATACCAGATGCTGCAGAACTCATTTCTGCAAAATCCAATTGTTTCTGCAGTTGCTCGCCAATGAGTTTGCTGACTTGGCCATCTGCACTGTCGCGAACGTTGCATGTGACATCTGCCCAGGAATATTTTCCAGCCAGTTTGATAGTGCTGTTGTACACTGGCAAATCAATATTTTCAAAAGTAACATTGGGTCTTGTAAAATCTACCACTTGTTTGGTAATATCTGTTACTGTGCCGCTGACTCCAAGATTCTGAAATGAGACTCTAAATCTATATTTCAGTTTGGGCATTATCAAGCCCTGTGTTGGACTGCTCTGATCGTTGGCCAGAGGCACTGTCATTTTTGTTAGTGATGATGTAGCCATTTGTGTTCTATCTCCTGATACGTTTATTTATGGTAAAAAGGTCGGGTAATTTTTACCCGACTTTCTTAGGCTGTTGTTTGTGCAGCAATGGTTCCTGTGTTCTGTATACGCAATGGTATATAGATGAATTCGATTGCTTTGACTGGTTCAATTGCAATATCTACATATAACTCATTGGCATCAATTGTAGCAGGAGTGTTGTTAGAAAGATCACAAACAACCAAATAATCATAGATACCACGCTTGTTTACAAGATCAATCATCAAGCTAGTCACTGAGTTAGTAATCTGTGAACGAGTAATTGCATCGTTGGGTTCAAACAAATAGTTATTACCAATTTGTTGTAGTCTACCACGCAAATATGCCACTAAACGTGCAACGTTGATACGATCTAGTGCAGTTGCAGTGCCTTGCAACGTATGATTACCAAAGTTGGTAATACCCACGCCAGGAATAAATGTAATAGGATTAATATCGTGTTGATACAATATGTCACGTAATCCTTGATTTATTGTGTCGCGAGTGTATGTACCAGTAGTCGCATCAATATATCCTAAACTAAAAGCATTGTCTACGACACCACGACGTGTGCCAGCAGGTGCCAGCCAAGGATAGCTCACACTGTCACTGCGAATAATTGTACGTACCATCATGTGGCTCGGCGGTTGTACCACTGTATTACCGCTTAGATCGCTTGTTTGGCAACTGGGATAGAATGTGGCAGAGTATGAACTATTGGTCAACAATCCATCGCCGGTAACTACACCTAGTCCGCTATTGTTAGTAGACCATGTTACTACATCTGTAGGGCTCAAACGCAATGGCGTGTCTACTACCACAAACGCAGTATCATTTCTATCATCATTTAGTGCTACCATGTTAGGAGCCAATTCTGGATACTGAGGACATGCAATCAAATTAAACACATTTTGATTTTCACGTATTGTAGTGTTTGAATCAATCGCACTCTTTAGTGCAGCTACAATGATTTGACGTTGTGCTTGTCTTCCCATATAAGGAGATCCGTCAACACGCAATCCACTGGCAGTATTCCAGGTATTGTTATTGGTGATTTGACTCCAGTAAGCAGATACTGAAGAAGGAGTATGATTAGTACCAGCTTCCATACATACATATACTATGTTATCGTAAATCACACGATCGCCAATAGCATAGGCTGTAGTAGAACTCCAATTATAGGC